TTCGGGACGCGCCGTAATGCACCGCGAGCCCGACCGCCAAGGCACCCGAGTTTTGCCCGCTCCGCAACGCGGTCGGATCGGTCTCGATCCCCTCGGCGCCGGTATGTCGCAGTCGCTTCACATCCGGCCACCGTTCCCGATACCGTGCCCATGTGGAATGCTCAATCGACCACTTCTCGCCGGCAAATCCCTGGACGCCTTCGTGCTTGTGCCACCAGGAGGCGTCGGCCGCCACCAGCGCGTCCGCCCACGGCGCAATGCGGTACACGTCGTTCACGGCCACCAGTGGGAACTGTCGCACCAGCGCCAGATCGGCCGACGTCAGGCTCGGCCCAGAGGCCGCGCAGACAATCGTGCTACCCGGCCACTTGCGCGCGACGCGCGGCTCGTCTACTGCGCCCACTCGGCCTCACCGCCGCCTCTGGTAAACCCGGCGCCACCGCGCGCTCATCCAGATCCTCGGCCACTAGGACAATCACGCCCGCCTTCAGCCAGGCATCCCAGCCGGCCGGCAGCATAGGGACCGACACTACCTGACCAGCCCGAAACGCCCCGCGCGTATGGGCCACACTCTGCCGAAATCGAATCCGCACCCGCCTCCAGACACGCCTTGAGCGGTGCGACCCCTTGGACCGCACCGCTCTCGAGGCGCCGAACGTCGACTGACGACTAGCTGCCCATCGTCAGGTACTTGACCGGGTGCGTGCCGGCGTCGAGCAAGTCGCCGTCATGCCGCGAGAACGCCAGGAAGCCGACCTGGCCGAATTCCGCATACCGCTCGTCCAGACGGACCAGTGTGATGTCCTTGACGTCGCGGATGATGTACTTGCTCAAGGCGCCGAACACCATCGCCTTCTCGCTCGCCCCAGACGCCACCTGCTGATTGATGACGTAGCCGTATCCGTCGATCGTGTCCGGTTCGCCCGTGGCAAACCCCGCGCGCCACAGCGGATAGCCTGACGTGTCGCCCGAGAACTGCGTGACCTTGATCTTCTTGAGCAGTTTCAGGGTCGTGTCGTTGAACATGAACTTCGCGCCCGAGCGATAGGCCGGGTCCACCGAATGCACGAGGTCGACGATGTTGTCGTAGCTGATCGCGTCGTCCGCCGCCGTGGTGACGCTCGAACTGGTCGCCGCCGCCACGATGCCGCGCGGCTTCGCGCTGCCATCGCCCGTGGTGAAGTGCGTGTTGGTGATGCGGCCGATACGCTCACCGAGCAGCCGCCCGATGACTTCCGGCGCATTGATCGCGTTGTCCTGCAGGTACTCGACCGACACCTTGACGAGTCGGCTGGTGTACTTGAAGGCGTTCAGGATCATGTCGTCGAACGTGATGTCGAGCTCGGTGTGTTCGGCGGCTTCCCCGAGCAGCGCCCCCGAATTCGACGTGTCGTTCGTGGTCGGCCACTGGAGGTCGTTGCCGTTGTCCGTGCGGACCACGGTCGCCACCTGGCGCATGCCCCCGAACTGCAGCATCGCCGTTTCGAGCGCCTGCAGGCCGTTGATCGCCAGCGTGAAATGTCCGCCGCCGTCCGGTGACACGATGTCCTTCACGATGCGCTCTTCCCAGGCCCGCACATCCTCCCGATGCAGGGACTTGAGCGGCGTCGACGGAAGCCGCACGGTCAGGTTCTTGGAGGACGGGGACATGCCCATGCGCTCCGCGGCCTGCCGGAATTCGGCGCGGTTCTCGGCCTTGCCTCCGAGCAACCAGCCGGCCAGACCAAACGCGCGGTCCTGGTCGGTAATGGCCTTGCGCGTCTCCGGCGTGGTGCGCGTCTCGGTCGGATTCGGCGCCGTGCGCCGGCCTTCGCCGGATTCGAGCTCGGCCATCTTCAAGGCGCGGCGCTCCTGCGCCAGCAACTTGTCGCGGTCGGCGTCCATCGTGTCGAATTGCTTCTCTTCGTCGGCGGTGAGGTCACGCGCCTCGGCCTTGGCCTTGGTGGTGATCGCCTGCATGTCGACGGCCAGCTTGTTGGCTTGTTCGCGGAGTGCTTTCGGGTCCATAGGTGCGCTTCCCTTCGTGATGGCCTGTGGGGAAACGCAAAACGGGCGTCCGCACACAGGCAAAATTGTTCCTTTGCCAATGTCCGAAAGCCCGTACTGGCACGGCCCTTGGCGGGCGGTTGACCAGACGAAGATCGAACTGTTCAGTCTCGACGTTACGTGGACTTCGGCCGTCCGTCTATTTTTGAGTACGAAATGATACGATCACGGGCGACGTCAGCCAAGGAGCGATCGGCCGCCAGCGCCTCTCGGCTTAGACGGTCATAGACGGACACCGGTAACCGCAACGAGAGGGGCTGCGTCGGTTCTCCGAACATCTCCCGCCGCCCGCGTGGTGCGCTCACGACTTCGCCTTCAGATAGCGCCGCAGGAATTCCGGCGACCGCTGGAACCGTGGGATCTGGGTCTGCTGGTATGCCCGCAGCGACCGCACCGCTACCTCCGTGTCGGGATACGCCGGCTCAGACACCACGCTGACTTCGCCCACAATCATGTCGGATACCTCGCGGATCGGCATCCCGTCCTCGGTCCCCCACTGGTCATCGAGCGCGCGAAACCGGAACGACATCCCCGTGACGTCGCCGCGCTGGATCGAGATCATCAGGTCTTTGGCCATCGTCGTCGACGGCGGGAAGATGTCGGCCAGGAGTCCGTGGGCGTCCTTCTGCAGGCGCAACGTGCCGGCGCGCGTCCGCCCGAGAATCTTCGCGGTGTCGTGGTCCGCGTACGCGCGCACGTCCAGGCCCTCGCGCAACGTGCGGTCGACCGCGGACGGCAGAATCCGCTCACGGAAGCCGCCCAGATCGAGCGACAAGACGTTGAACACGATCGCATACCCGCGAATCCGTGAATCCTCGCTCAGTTCAGCGCGGCTTTCGATGCCGACAAAGCGGGTCTCCCACGCGGGCTTATTGCTTGCGGACATAGGCCAACTCCTTCTCCATCAGCGCGTCAGGAATCGTCTGCGCCCGTTCGGTCTCCCAGCGGCGCAACAGGCCCGCGAGTTCGGCCGCCAGCGCATCGCCATCCAGATCCGCCACCCCGGCAATTTGTTTCCGCGACGACGCCACATGCTCGGCCACGAGTGCGCGCGTGAGGGCGCCGGCATCCTCGTCCGATCCGATAAATGCCAGGTGCGTCCGCACGGAGGGCAGGAGGCTGGCCGCCAGCGTCTCGCCGTGGCCGTCGTACCACGTCTCGATCCACTGGCGCAGTTTGGCCGGCGTCTGCTGCGCCCGTCGCGCCCGGTCGCATTCCCGATCCAAGGCGCCACGCATGATCCGCAGCCGCTCTTCGTGCATCCGCTGGACGAGGCGATCCTGCCGTGCGGCGTCGGCTGCGGACCGCTCGCTGGCCTTGCGCGTAATATCCGCCACCGCTTCCGCCACGCGCCGGGTGGCCTCTTCTGCCGCCTGACGTTCCGCATGGCCACGGGCTTCCACGGTGGACGCCTGCGCCTGGCCGGCTGACCGCTCCGCTTCGACCGCGCGCACCATCGCCGCGTCGGCCATCGCCCGCGCTTCAGCCGCGGCGGCTTCCGCAATGGCCTTGTCCGTCGTCGCAGCACGCGCCAGCTCCGCCGCCGCCACGGCCGCCAACGTGGCCTCGGTCGACGCCTCTGTCGCCGCCGAGACATCCGCCAACGCCGCAACGACACGGGCCTCGGCGACCTCGGCCGCGTTCCGCGCCTCAGTCGCGGCCAGTTCCGCCGCTTCGCGTGCGGTGGTCTCGGCCGATTGCGCCAGACGGGCCGCATCACGTTCGGCTTCGACGCGCACCACGGCCGCCCGCGTGACGTCGACCACCTGATCGGCGGCCTCAATCTGCGCGCGCAACCGGGCGGCCTCAGCGCGTACCTCGTCGGTCTGCATGTCGGCCGTCCGCTGCAGTGCCGCTAACTGTTCGCGGAGTTCCGCCGCGAACGCCTCGGCCCGATCCGCGCGCTCGGTCGCCGCGGGATCGACGGGAGCCGCCACGGGCGCTGGCGCTGGCTGCGCGTCGGCTTCGAGTTTGTCGATCTGCGCGTCCGTGTAGGTGCCGATCCGATCGGCGGGAATCTGCGCGGACTGCACGAGGTACTGAGTCCCTTGCTCCCCGTCCTGCGGGTTCATGTCCTCGAGGTCGCGCCATTCATTCGCGTTGATCACGCCCTTGTCGCGCGCAATCCCGAGGGCCGTATACCGGCTGGTGATGTCGCCGCGTAGGAACACGTTCGCGTTGTGCTTGAAGAACTGAATCCGCCGCTCGACCTTGGCGATCAACTTCCGGTTACATTCCTGCTCCCAAAGCGTCATCCAGTCGAGCACTGGGCCTTTGTAATACTCCAAATCCTGCTGCTCGACGTTGGAGAACGTCGCGCGCTTCAGGTTGTTCAGCTTGTGCAACGGCATCCGGTAGTAGCGCGAGACTTCCTCGACCTGTTTGTCGCGGAGTTCGTCCAACTGCGCGTCGGTATTGGTCATCCCGAACGGGGTGTACTTCGCGCCATCGTCGAGCAGGAGCAACTTGAACGCGCGCTCGGCGCCTTTTGAGGTCTCGTTGATCCGCTTGCCGTACTCCACTAACTCTTCGGGTTCTTTTCGTTGGTCAAAGCCAATCACGCCGCCGAAGGTCGAGTTGTTGCCAAAGAACGCCGCGTTGAATCGTTCCGCGGCCAATCCCAGGCCCACCGCCTGCCGCGCCAAGTCGAGCAAGGCATACCCGCAGGTGCCGTCATACCCGAGGCCGTGAATGTGGAGGACGTCCGCGGCGTCTAACTCGTCACGGTTGTCCACAAGGTAATACAGCCGGCCCGTGCGTTCATCGCGGACGGGCTTGATGCGGTCTGGGGTGATCGGCCAGAGCGCCATTGGACGGCCCATGCCGTTGCGTTCGATTTCCGCATAGCCACCACCCAGCGTGAGGGCGTGGGCCGTCAATGCTTGGCGGAAATTCATCGCGCCCATCTCTGAATTGGGCTCGTGTTTGAGCAGTTGATAGACGGGCGAGTCGAGATACAGGTCGCTGCCGCCGTTCTGGCGCGTTTTGCGGAGATTGAGCGGGGCTTTGGCGATGTCTGACGAAAGGACGTTCACCGCGGCAAAGACGGCCGAGTACATCAGCGCCATCGCGTTCGATACGGGCACGCCGGCAATCGTCGGCGTGTGCCCGAAGATCCCGCCGTCTGCGTACAACTTCTTCAGCGCGGGATCGCGCAGTGAGTACGGCCCGGTCCACGAACTCCGCGCCTCATGCAGTCGCGCCAGCATGCCCATTTACCGCTCCCGATCCGTCGTCGCCACAAACGGCGGGCGTGTCGGCAAGGCGTACCACACCAGCACCAGGCCCGGCAGCATCAGCGCCGCCAATCCCACGACCGACCACGCGCCAGTGGTGAGACAGCCCAACCCGACGAACACCACGACATCCGCCGCCGTGATCGGGAGGTTCTTCGCCTTCGCTTCAGCCATGCGCCTCTCCATTCAGACCACACCGATGCCCAAACTCCTACACCCAGACGGCCGCGGCCTTACGCGGTTTCAGTTCAGGATTCCGAATCGCCAACGCCCGCGCGATCGTCAGGCTCACCACCGGATCGATCCGCCCGCGGCTTTTCCCCTTCACAAACATGAGGTTGTCTTTCCCGTCGATCTGCCCGACCGTGTTCGACACGGCCCACGCCGTCACCGGGCAAGACCGGGCATCGACCAGTCCGCCGAGAATGTCCGCCTGCATAGCCAGACAGGCGGAGCTCATGCCCTGAAACGTCTGCCGCACCTCGAGTACCTGGTCTGGCGGGAACCCGTCGAGCGTCGTGAGGTTTTTGATCGGCGTGTCCGCGTGCCACGGGTCAAAACCAATCTGGAGAATCTTGAACAGCTTCCGGCCGGCGAGGATTTCCTGCCGCACGAGATCGTGATCCAGCGACACGCCGGCCGGCGCCATGATCCAGCCCTGGTCCACCCAGACCGGATAGGGCGCCCGATCTCGATGCGACCGATCCGGCAAGGTGTCTCCAGGGGTCCAGAGGCGCTGAATCACGCGCCACGATGCGCGCGATCCGGTCGGCGGAAACAAATACGACAAGGCGCAGAGGTCGATCTTGCTGGCGAGGTCCACGCCGACGTAGCACGGCTGGCCGGCCATCTCAGATTCTTCCCAGGTGGACTGGCCGGCCTTCCAGCCTTCGATCGACAGACACGGCGCGGTCGCATTGACCAACTGGTTGAGATGCTTCTGCCGATAGGCCGCAGCCGCGGCTGGGATGCCTTTGGCCTTCGCGCGCTTGGATGCCAGATCTTCGGGGCTGACAGAAACGCCGTAATTCGGATTCGCCTTTTTGGCGGCGTCCTCCGTCTGCCAGTCGTCCTCGAGGTCCGCGTGCGCGGTGAAGGTGAAGAAGGTTTCATCCACCAACACGCCTTCGAGGATCTGGCACGCATAGGTGTACTGGTCGCCCCACGGCGACACGATGTCATCGCCGAACGTCGTCACCCAATACATCGCGGGTTGCTGGCGCGCGCCGGTCGCGGTTTCCATGACGTCCACCATACCGCGGTCCTTCATCGCATGGGATTCGTCGACGAGTACCGCGCTCGGGTTGAGTCCGTCCGTCGAGTCGTGGTCGGCCCCAAGCGGCTGAAGTTTCGATTCGGTGTCCTTACGGTACAGGCTCCCGACATAGGCGGAGATGCGATCCTTCAGGCCACTCGACTCGACCAGTTTCTTGCAATCGTTGAACGCGATCTTCGCTTGGTCGCGCTTCGTGGCGATGCAGTACCCTTCCGCACCAGCTTCCCCGTCAAAGAACGTCAGGTACAGCAGCGCCACCGCGGCGATCAGCGTCTTGCCGTTTTTGCGCGGCACTTGATTGAACGCGGTGCGAAACCGGCGCCGGCCAGTCTCGACGTGGACCCAGGCGAAGAACGCGCCCGTGATGAATCGCTGCCACGGCTCGAGGCGGATCAACTTCCCCGCCCATTCGCCCTTGTAGTGCTTCAGCCGCTCCGTGAACTTCCAAAACCGTTCGGCCTTGGCAAGATCAAACCGATAGGGAAACCCCTTCGTATTCTCGCGCTCGCGGTCATTGAGATGACGCTGACACGCGAGTCGGTGCCACTTGCCGGCAGGCACGCGGCCCTCCACCACGTTCCGCGCATAGTCGTCGACTGGATTCTTACTGGACGCCACTCGGTTGCTCGAACTCCGCAAACGGGTCGTCGTCGCCTGGCGTATCGGCCACCTTCACCCGTCCACGACTTGCCGGGGTCAGGCCGAATTCCACGTACGACACCCGCAGCGCCATACGATTCGACCGCAGCTTCGAGTCGTACGATGCGGCCAACTTCTGCATCTTGCCGACTTCTTGAAAGAACGCCAGCAGGTCGTCTTTCTCCACATCGCCCTGAGACTCGAGCAACCGATCGACCGCGGCGCGCGCCTCGGCCTTCTCTTCCACCAATTCCTCGGTCTCGGCGAACAACCGGCAGTGCTGGTACAGCATCCCGTCGTCCACCACCGACAACGTGCGCGAGGCCTGCAGCCGCGTGATCATCCGCTTCCACTCGGCCAAGGCATCACCAGCCAACACCTTTGGCGAGACCGGCACACCTTTCGGCG